CTAGTTTTAAGACTGCTACCGCTATAACTAAATCCAGCTTCTGTTACATTAGCCATTGTAAATAAATAAGACGCATCTCGTGGTGCATCTTGCGATATAGTCAACGCGCCAGTTGCCCAGTAGGGCATAACACGCATTACGCTGGATAAATCATTGATTAATTTATAAGCATCATCTTGGTTTTGGATTAATACATTACAACTAAAACGTGGTTCGGTGCCGCCTAAGCCATTTGATACTAAAGCTGATGCATAAGCTGATGCAGCATAAAAAGCTGGTTTATCAAGTTGCGAGTCAGTTATATGCTGTCCAAAGCCATATCTAGTATTAGTAAGCAGATCAAATAAAATCCATGCTGGATCTGATGTCCATACCCGTGCATTCTCGGCTGTCAGTGTACCATTAAATGTATAGCCGCTAGGATAAATAATACGGCCATTGGCTTGATCTACGGTAACGCCAGTTGGCACACGCACCTTGACGCCACGAATGCGATAGGTGCGACTTGGTAATGAGCTAAATTGTTGCGCATCAAATTTAATTGCAACAATTGCGCTATTAGGATATGTAAGCTTTTGATATGTAATCTCTTGGTAATATGTCCACTGGAATGCATTTACTAAGGTAGCTGGGTCAGCACTGTCAGCTGTTAGTCTTGTAATTTTTACAGCTACCGAACCAGTCCAACCGGTAGTAAAATCAACCCTATAATCACGCTGATAAGAATCAGAAGTACGGCCACTAACCGTCTCAGTCGCTACAGTAGTATATGCGCCACCATTATACGAAAGCGCAATTGTAAATGAAAAACTAGCGCCTAATATATCACCCTGCGTGTTAAATTCTTGCAATGCTGGTACTGTAATGGTAATAACAACACCGTTAACATTTACATCAGTTATTGTTCTTATAACTGGTGTTGCCTGCTCTACTGTTGAGTTAACGGTAACCGGTTCGCTAATATCGCCATAACCCTGAATATATGTTTGCGCTTGTGTGCCATAGCGCGGTTCAATGGTTACATTCTGAAAACTATAATCAACTGGTTGTACATTATTTAAATCAGCACTAGCCCTTAAAATAGGTGTTTTATTAAGATAAATATCCTTTAAAGCCGCAATATTATATGCAGTAGTGCCCTTGGTTAACCCAGCCGCTGATGGGAAACCTTCAATTTCGCCTTCACTAAGCAAGTCTAAAAATGTTGCATATTGTGTGCTAGCTAAACTATCTGCTGTGCGTGTCGGTATTCGAGGTCTATTGGCTTCAGCCTGTGCTTGCGCTTGATCTTGTTGTTTTAGTAATGATACATAAGTTGCTTGGGCTGAACCCTTTAGGTTCATCGCCAGCGTTATCTCAGCGGCTGAAGGCATTACACTACCTCCAATGTCGAAACATTAGCTGATATAACAACCGAGCCAACAACCGTCTCACCATAAATAATAGGTACTGGTGTACCTTGCACTGATGTATTTTGGATGCCGCTAAAGCTATAAGATTTTTGTGGGTCCATCTCCGACTCGCGCATTGTCTGGCCTGTATAAGTAGGTGAATAACCACTCATCGCCGCTGGTGGCGCTATCCGCGGCACTGGTGTAAGCATTTGCGAGACACCACTTAAGGCAAGGCCAGCGCCTATAACCCCAATTTGCGTAACTATTGCGCCAGCAAGGCCAATACCTAGTCCAGGAATGAATATTGCCGCTGCAACAATTGCTATCCCTGCAATAATTTTACCCACACCACCACCAGCTCCTGCGACAACAGGAATAATGCGAATAATATTTCTTCCTACCGGATGGGTTAGTTCTTCCTCGCCAATGTTATAAGTCCCAATCAGCACCCGATAATTATGCTGCACCATATGCGCTTCTAACCCAGCAAAATTCACCAGCAGGTAACGCATCGCTTCTGCCGCATCACGGGCTTCAGCCATAAATGACCGCACACCCATGAACTTAGCCAATCCACCATAAACACGGATTTCGCGTAGCATCACCAGCTATCTCCTGCTACCAGCTTACTCGCATCGGCATGACGTAACCTGCGCCCGGTTAACCCTGGCCTGCAATGGTCCCTAACGCTTAGCTGGTTACGCAAATGATGCAGCATCATGCCATTACCTATAAATACACCAACATGGTTCAATTGTTGGTCGCCGATCCGCATCAATAATGCATCACCAGGTTGCAGCAATGCATCATCAGCTAATTCATAAAATCCAGCCGTTTCCCATAAGCCATCAAATAATGGCTGCGCTTCAAATTCTGCTAGTGATGGCCGCTCCCAATCTGGTAGCAACAAGCCATGCAACGCATACCAGTCACGCACTAACGTCCAGCAATCGCTGATCGCCCATACCCATTGCCTACCGATCAATGGGATGCATTTACCCCAGCTACCATCAGCAGGATTAACAATATGCCATGGCAATTGGCTGCGTTCGCAAAATTGACGATCCATGGCGCTAGGGTCCGGTGATTGTTCGGGATGACTATGTACTATCGCAATAATATCTGCTTCATCTTCAGCTTTTGCCCAGTCGCCCGGATGAATAATAAAATGATCGGTATCATCCGCAAGATTACGGCAAGCGCAATATACCGTATCGCCAGCAACATCAATAAGCAAACCGCAGGATTCATTTGGTGCCATAAGCCTTGCATGGTCAATAGCTGCATCACGCCATGTCATTGCGCAAATAAACCAACGCCAGGGAATGACCCAAATGGTAATTGCGCATTAACGCCAAATCTAGTAGCGCAACTGGTTAACCGCTTGCCGCATACATCAGAAGCAGCAGAACCAACTGGATTATTATTAGCGTCATAATATGTAGCTGCTGTATAACTGCATTCAGTTGATCGATATACCCATTGACATAAGTTAGCAATACATTGACGTTTAGGTGCTCGCACACCAACTAAATCAAATGCTGCCGCTAATTCCCATTCTACAAATTCACGCGATTCTGTTACCTTGCGATCTAGGTAATAAATCTCTCTAGGAAATTCAGCGGTAGGATCAGCACCAGCATTGCCTGCTGTAAAATTAGCAGCATCAAGATAACGCGCTAATGTACGTATCCTAATAAATTTAGCACCATTTAAATCATTACCGGCATTTGTTTCATTTACCACTAATAATATACTGGTCACATACCGCAATATATTGCTTACACGTAGTGTTGGCCGTGGCAGTTGGCCGTTGCCGTTGTACTCAAACCCTGTAGCTTCAACCGGAAATGCAATATAAGTATTCCCAGCCCATACAATATTGCCATTATTTACTTCATTAGTGCCAGCATGAAATCTAAATACCGTATTAGCGCCATGGATAGCAGTAACAAGATGAATTTCAAACAATTCAATAATTGCTGATGGTGCCAGTTTTTGTAGTTCGGATACTGGTACGCTCATGGCTCTGCTACCTGCTCAAATGTTGCCTGCACTGAATTATTATTATAATTTTCTAAAGTCCTACTCCATTCCCGGCATACCCATTTGGTGCCGCCGCCCGATGGTGGTGTCCAGTCAAATGATTCAACACCAGCCCGTGCATTAAGGAATGCTTCAATTGAGTCTGCATCAGTATTAGTGCGATTTCTAAAAGTTAAAGACCAACTTTTTAGGTTTTGATTAATACCAAACGCCTGCCTTTTTTCATAACCATCACCAAATTTAACTACTGTGACTGATGGCTTACTGCTAACCGCAGCACCAAAATCTGATACGTATGTAAATGTTGGCATTAGGCTAGCAGTCCTCCAGGTCTACGTTGTTTGATGAGTTCAGCTTGCACCGCAACACTAAGGGCTTTACCTAATTGATCGCCGCGTGGGGCATTACCCTCCACTTTACTACCTGTGGCATCAACATTAACCACAACGCTGGTGGAGCTGCTGCTGCTAGCACCGCCAGCAACACCTAGGTTGCCATCGCGGCCACGTCGTAATGGTATGATCGCTTCTGGCCCTGCCTCACCCATCAAGCCAATGCCTTTAGCAAACGGGAATAACGTTGGCTTATCTACAATGCCCCCGCGTGCAAATGGTTGGATGCCATTCTCGGCATAAACACTACCTTTTGCCGACAATTTAATATTGAAAAGATCGCCAACTCCGGCCATCAATGGTTTGATAATTGCTTGCTTTATTGCAATGCGGGCTATATCAGCAATAATGCTTTTTGCTAAATCAGCAAAACTTGCTTTGCCGGTAGTTACAAAATTTACAAGTTGATCTTCAAGCCCTTTAAATGTATTGACTACAGCATCACCGACCTGCGCACCTAGATTAGCAATTGAATCATAATAAGATTTAAAACTTGCGGTAAAGTTAACCCCAAAACTATTTGCTGCATCGGCTTGCTTTTGCGTTGCCGCATCTAATTCAACTGCCCGCTCACGTAACAGCGCTATATGAGTAGCAAGTGCTGGGTTTGTTTCTGCCAATATATCGAGTTGCGACAAATTTATTTGCGCATTTAATTGTTCAATTGCTGTAAGTTCTTTTTTACTATTATTAATTTCTTTAATTTTTTCGTTGTAGCTTTCCAAACTTGGCAATAAATCTTTAAAGCTTTGCAATTGCTTTGCATCATCAAATTTATTTTGAGCAGTGGCAAGCTCTCCAAGAAACCTTGCAAAATACGATTTGTCAAACATAGCGCCAAGCTCTTCGCCTTCCGCTTTTAATTTATCTAGTTGTCTAATTAAATCATTTATATTTCTTGTGTTTGCTGTTAGCGATTCAGCCCTGTCATTCAATATTTGCTGCACAGGCGACGCCCCTACGTTTTTATACGCATCGTTTAAATCTTGAGTTTGCCGCATAAGCGATCGAGTAAAATCATTTACTTTTTCTATTAGTGAATTTCTTCTATCTTGTAAAGTCTCAGCTTCTCTTGCGCGTTTACTGGCCTCCGCTGCACGTTTCTTGGCCTCTGCATCTGCTTTGGCGTCTGCTGCGCTTGTATCTAAATCCATGTTCCGACCGTTAGGTCTACGCCCTGTCCCAGGTGATGGTGCATCAGTCCAGATCTTTTGTATCTGCGCAAAGTCGCGGCTGGCTTGATCTGCCAGCGTTCCAAGTGCATTCTTTGCTATGGCCGCAGCACCAACAAAATCACCTTTCAAAACCTTGCCTATTGCTGTGTAATAAGCAACATTGGTTTTAATAAGAACATCAGTTAATTTAATAGTGGCATAAATAAAAGTTGCTACCGCGCGAAACCCGCCTGTTATTACAGTAAACAATGCCGTCCAATCTTGCTTACTATCAAACAGATCACCGAACACTTCTATGATTGATTGCAATGCCGGCAGCAACGCATCAGTTAATTCAAGTGCAAAGCCTTGTGTTT